ACAAAGATCATATAAAAGTAAGCCTTGCAGGTATTAGCTATATTACTAATGGCAAAGTGCCTCACTTCCGTGGAATACGTAAAGAAGTTTTCGAAGAAATCCGCCCTATACTCGATCGGTGGAAGAGTTTGATAACACCCAAAAGTGAATGAAATGGGAAAGAATAGTTTTTTATTATACACATCTGATTATAAGTGCGTAAAAGACCTTCCTTTAGAGCAAAAAGGAGCGTTATTAGACGCAATTTTCGAATATGCTTCAACAGGAACAATAATAGATTTGCCGCCTGTTGTTAGCATGGCTTTCAATTTTTTTCGTTCCCATATTGATGATAATACCAAGAAATGGAACGAAAAAGTAGAAAAGAGAAGAGCAGCGGGAAGACTTGGCGGATTGGCCAAGGCAGAAAACTCCAAGCAAAGCCAAGCAAATCTAGCAAATGCTAAAGATGCTAAGCAAAGCCAAGCAAATCTAGCTGTTAATGTAAATGATAATGTTAATGTAAATGATACTCTCTCTCTTACTCTCTCTCATTTAGTAGAGAGTGCAAGTGCGAGAGAGGGAGAGAGTGCGAGAGAGGGAGCAAATAAAGTTTTCGACCTTCAATCAATCAAAGCGCAACTACTATCAGATGAAATCTGGAAAGAATCCGTTTGTATGCAATCTACTTTAGGCGTGTCTTTCATTTCTATGCTTCCCGACCAGTTAGATAAGTTTATAGCTTATATCGTTTCAATCGGAGAGGAACGGAGTATATCGAATATATCGGATGCAAAGAGAAGGTTTACTTATTGGTGGCAGAATCACGGAAGAAAGGAGGTACAGGATGAAAACAAACAAGTCTACACCGTCCCCAATTAAGGGAATGCCGAACGCACCCGAAGCAGAGCAGGCTGTTATCGGTTCACTTCTTAGCTTTGGCGGTGACAAGGTATTCGATGCCATATCTCCCGAATTGAACAAAGATATGTTTTATGATAACCGGTATGCTGTATTGTATAATGCTATCCAGTCGCTTTATGCAAACAATAAGCCGTGTGACATAGTATCGGTATCAAATGAAATCCGTTCAATGGGTAAGATTGACGAAGTACCACTCCATTTCATCGCAGAAACTTCCAATTATGGGTATGATTCATTTCATGTTGTAGAGCATGCCCTGATGGTAAAGCAGAAATACCTGCAACGGAAGGCTATTGAATTATCCCATATACTCCAACAACAAGCCTATGACGACACGGAAGATATCGGCGATGTCCTTTTCAATGCAGGGAAAGCCTTAGAGCAAATGCAGCAGGATTTAATCGGGCAAAGTGAATCCCAGTCATTTAAAGACATTGCACAATCCGCATTAAAAAACATAGAGAGGAAGATGGGGATGTATAGCAGCGGACAGCAGACAGGGATAACAACCGGATTACAGGACCTTAACGATATGAATTCCGGTTGGCATGGTGGCGAGTTGATAGTATTGGCTGCACGTCCGGCCATGGGAAAAACTGCTGTATCTCTACATTTTGGAAAGTCAGCAGCTATACAAGGTATTCCGGTAGTCATTTTCTCTTTAGAAATGGATTCTGTCAGCCTGTATGAACGTTTCATTGCTTCAGAATCCAATGTACACCCCAGCAAATTAAGGTCCGGAAATATAAGCCAAGATGAGCTACTGCAAATAGATAAGGCAATAGGAGGAACTTTATACAGATTACCGATAACAATAAACGATAATGCGGCTATAGGTATGAGTTACATCCGTGCGATGTGTCGTTCATATCATCAGCAAAATAACTGTGGGATGGTGATAATAGACTATCTACAGCTGATAACCGAAAGCTCAAATGGGACAAGAAACAGAGAACAGGAAATAGCCCGGATGTCCCGGGAAGCAAAGATTATCGCTAAAGAATTGAATGTACCTGTTATCCTTCTGTCACAACTCAACCGGGAGGTAGACAAGCGACAGGATAAAAAACCTATTCTTGCAGACCTCCGGGAATCGGGAGCCATTGAGCAGGATGCAGACATGGTTATATTCGTTCATCGTCCGGAATATTACGGAATCAGTGTCAAGGATTCATCCGGGCATGAGATTTACAACTATGGTGAATTGATTATAGCTAAACATCGAAACGGTTCTGTCGGAACTGTCAAATTCAAACATGACGGTTCCCTTACAAAGATATTCGACTACGATACGAAAGGTTATACAGAAAACAATCCTTTCTAATGAACATTGATTTTATTGTCTAAGTATTTAGTAGATTGAGAAAGATGAAAACAATAATAGATCATAATCCGCACATTACACTATCAGACCTAAAAGAGCTGTTCAGGCTTTCTGAAGGATCGGCAAGTTTTACTGCCAATGGAGTACAATACACTATCGTTTTTTCGCTAGAGGAACAGATATGCGCCTTTATATGGGTTTATAACGGGAAGAGAAAGCAGGAAAAGATAGAGTTAAGAAAAGAGCCCAGTAATTTATTAGGACAGGGCTATGTGTGGTATTTTGTTTGTCCATGCACAAGGCGCAAATGTCGAAAACTATTTTTAGACGGGAATATTATAGCAAGCCGGTACGCATTTAATCACGTCTATAGCGTCCAAACGGAAAATAAGCAAGATATATTCTTCCGCAAGTTAGGCAAATTGGATGATCCAAGCAAAAAGTACGGGAAACCACTATACCGGGGGAAAATAACACTCTACGGTAAAAAAATACAGAAGTACAGAAAAAGACAACAAATCATCAATGAAAACATAGGGAAGTATATTCCTTCATTCATGTTCAAAACAAAGAAAAATATATGAAACTAAGAGAATATCAAAACAACATAGCCATACAGGCAGCCGACAAACTAACGGCTTTCGGATGCTGTTATCTGTCAATGGAATGCCGGACAGGGAAAACACTCACAGCCTTATTTGCTGCTGATAAATTCAATGCAAAAAGTGTTTTATTCATCACCAAGCTAAAAGCCATCCCCAGCGTAAAAAGCGACTATATCGCACTACAGCCGTCTTTTAAACTGGAAGTTGTCAATTTTGAAAGCAGCCACAAGGTAACAGGAATATTTGATCTTGTTATCATTGACGAGGCTCATTCTTTGGGGGCATATCCCAAACCCAGCAAAAGGACATTAAGTATTAAGGCCCTTTGTACCGGACTTCCTGTTTTATTTTTATCCGGCACACCTTCACCCGAAAGCTACTCACAGCTATATCACCAGTTTTGGGTATGCAGCAAATCACCGTGGAAAAGCTATAAAAGTTTCTATAAATGGGCGAAAGAGTACGTATATACACGGCAGAAGAAAGTAAACGGGTCTCTCATAAACGACTACTCATGTGCCAATAAGCCAAAGATAGACAATGATACTAAAAACCTGTTTATCTCTTATTCCCAAGAACAGGCCGGTTTTGAGGTGAATATCAACGAACACATATTGCAGGTACAGATGAAAAACAGGACCGGGGAATATATCAGAAGATTACAAAACGATTTGATTGTAGACGTAAACGGCTATACCGTCCTAGGGGATTCACCGGCAAAGCTTTTGACTAAATTACATCAACTATCTTCCGGGAGTGTAATTTCCGAGAATGGCGAGCATTTGATATTTGACAGCAGCAAGGCGGATTTTGTGAAGAGCTATTTCCAAGACAGGAAAATTGCATTGTTCTACGTGTACCAGTCCGAAGCGGAGTTATTGCAGTATGTCTTCCCGAACTGGACAGACAGCCCGGAAGAGTTTCAAGCCTCCTCAAATAAAGTCTTCATATCACAAGTTCGCCGGGCACGTGAAGGTGTGAGACTTGATACAGCGGATGCTTTGATTTTCTTTAATCTCGAATTTAGTTATCTATCATACGAGCAAGGCAAAAACCGCCTAGTTTCAAAAGAGCGCACCAGCCCGGCAGATGTTTACTTTCTGTGCTCTGACTGCGGGATTGAAAGCAAGATACTGGAAGCAGTACACGGAAAGCAAGACTTTACACTTTCGTACTATGGCAGAACTAGAAAGTAAAATACAGGCTCGCATCATCAAACGGTTAGAGGCAGAAGGTTATTATGTGGTTAAATTGATTCTCACAAATAAACCGGGTATTCCTGATCTGCTATGCCTAAAAAACGGGAAAGCGTCGTTTATCGAAGTGAAAAGACCGGAAGAAAAGCCCAGACTTTTACAAGAATACCGGATGAATGAATTAAGAAACCTAGGTTTTGAATGTGAAGTAAGAAAAGAATGAACTACCGAAATTTGACAGATAAAATATATTCAATTCAAATAAGGCGATTTAAGCTATTTACTTTTGCGAGATAATAAGATATTCATCTTTGCGGCGAAAGTTGCTTAAACGCAAAGATTATGCCGAATAAAGGCAATTAATAGAGTATTGCTCAACTAAATAAATTATTAACCAATTTAATTTTTAAAATCATGAAACAAGAAACATTTTTCGGAGTAAGAAAAGACAGTGAAAAACATCTTTACGTGAGAAGAGGTGATAACAACGAAGTCCTTATCACTAAAACAGTAAACGGGGGATCCGTAACGGAAGAGAACACCGTACACCTAAATGCGGAAGAAGCCCGTAAACTGGGAATTCAGTTGCTAAAATTAGGTAATGAAGAACTGCCAAAATCTGGAATAGACCTTAAAGCCGAATCTTTCGTGGAAAAAATCACGGTATACAGAGGAATAAACCCGGACGAAACACCGGCCAATCTCGCAGTTATCACCATTGATGAAAGCGATGAAGCCAAACAAGTAAGGGAAGATAGCGGAGAGGAACCCGGCTTTTCCATTGAAGGGGAAGAGCTGGAAAAACTCATTTCCGCACTGGCAAAGATTGTATAATTACTAACAAATTCAAGACCAGGCAATGAGCATTAAAAATTATACAATAGAAGATGTCGGCATTGGATTAGGGCTTTGTACCGACAAAGATTTTATTCCTGTTTCATACGCTGAAGGGGAAGAGCTAGCAAAACACCTACGTCGCACCATCCCGCTAAAGACTAAGACAATTATGTATGAACACCCGGATGCGGGATTGATTGAGATTCTCCGGGAAGATGCTATAAAAATGCTGAAAACATTAGATAACATCTCCTGACACTAAGATTGTATAACCAATATCGGGCAGGGATGCTTTATTGATTCTCTGCCCGGAATAAACCTATAGGATTTATGAATAAAATAAAAGAAGATGAATGCTACGAATATTATGAAGCATTGTTTGAAAGCTACAAAGTTAGCTTTAAAGTGGAGAAAAACATCAAAGAATCCATTATAAATCTTTTAATGATTGAGGATCTAAACGATGTCGATAATTTGCACCTTGAGTATATCAGAAGTTTTAAACTGGATATAGCGATGCTAGAAGCTTTCTTTAAAACAGATGAAGGACTGGATTATATTACTAAATGGAAAAAGGAACACCCCGGCGAAACGTTTTTCTATGATGAAATGATGAAAACGCTCAAAGAAGATATAAGGTCAGCCTTAGCTACTTTAATTGAATGCCAAAAAGAAGGGCTAAAGCAGATAAATAAAGACATGTCTAAAGAAATCTTCAAAGGCAAAAACTTTTTGCAATAATGCTATAATAAAGCAAACCACTTCTCATTTTATAACCTGCCCAGTGAAGGAGCCGGGCACTAAATTTAATTAATATGAACGAATTAAAAATCACTGATGTAGTCGATCAGAAGGCGTTTGAGCAATTAGAAAGACTAAAATCCGAACTTGACAGCACTTTTGCGGCTTATAAAAAGGCTGGGGATGCTATGGCGGAAGGACTAAAGATAAAACCGGGTCCGTACAGCGAACTGATAAGCAAGGCCAAGGATTATTATGCCGCTATAGAAAAAGTGTATGCTCTGGAGGATAAGATAAAGAGAATACAAGAGGAACAGAAGAATGTATTACTAAATTTAAATGCAGAAGCACAAAAGCGGGTTAAGAATATTCTTGATGAGGCTACTGCGGAATTGAAGGTTCAGAAAGCTAAAACCGAAGAATTGAAACAGCAGAAAATGCTTAATCAAGAGCGAAAGAAGACCAAATACACTATTGAAGAAGGAATCGCTGCATTAAATATGGAAGTAAAAACCATGAAAGATGCAGAGGAACAAAATAAGATTCTTCGTTCTGCAAGAAAGCAGCTTGATTTGACAACAGAAGAAGGGCGGAAAACGGTAGAGCGGTTTAATAGTGTTATTGATCGCAATACCACGTTTTTAAAGAAGAATTCCGACCAATTAGTTCAAGCAAAGATGAATGTCGGGCGTTATAAGCAAGATATTCAATCTGCCGCATCAGAAATATTAAAAGGAAATATTTCTCTTAAAAACATGGGAAATCTTGCCAAGAGTACTGGAGGATTATTGAAATCTAGTATGGGAGCTGGTTTTACAGAGGTTAGGGTTGGAGTTGGTTCTATGATTAAAGGGATGATAGGAGCGCAAGCTGTAATATCCGGATTCCAAAAATTTATAGGGCTATTTAAATCTGGAGTTCAATCCATTGTTGATTTTGAAGCTGCTAATAGCAAACTTGCTGCTATACTTGGTACAACATCAAACAATATTAAAGATTTAACCTTGGATGCTCAAAGATTAGGATCGGCTACAAAATATACTGCATCAGAAGCAACTAATTTGCAAATAGAATTAGCCAAACTCGGATTCTCAAGGAAGGAAATCCTCTAGTCAACAGAAGGTATATTGAAATTTGCTCAAGCAACGGGCTCCGATTTACCGGAAGCTGCGGCTTTAGCGGGAGCGGCATTAAGAATGTTTGGTGCAGAAACATCTGAAACTGAACGTTATGTATCGGCAATGGCAGTTGCTACAACAAAAAGCGCATTATCCTTCTCTTATTTACAAACCGCCATGCCTATTGTCGGTCCGGTTGCCAAGGCTTTTAATTTTCAAATAGAAGATACTTTGGCTTTGTTGGGGAAGCTAGCAGATGCAGGATTTGATGCTTCTATGTCTGCGACTGCAACTAGAAATATTCTGTTAAACCTTGCAGATGGAAGTGGTGAATTAGCAAAAGCTTTAGGAGGTCCGGTTAACACATTGCCGGAATTGGTTGCAGGTTTGAAAAAATTGAAAGCGCAAGGCGTTGACTTGAATACAACATTAGAGCTGACAGATAAACGTAGTGTTGCTGCTTTCAATGCCTTTTTAACTGCTGCTGATAAAATTGTCCCACTTAGAGAACAGATAACGGGCGTTACTAGTGAACTGAACGATATGGCTAGTACTATGGGCGATAACGTTCAGGGAGCAATAGCAGGATTGTCTTCAGCTTGGGAAGCGTTTATGCTGTCTTTTATGAATTCAACAGGTCCTGCAAAATCTTTCTTGGATTTTTTAGCAAAAGGAATAAGAAATATAGCTCACGAGTTAAAAGACAATAATCAATTGCAAGAAGAAGCTAATAATAAAGCTATTGCAAGCGCTCAGTCAGAAATGTCCAAATCTGATATTTTAGAGAAGAATGCTAAAAATATGCAGAGGTTGTATCAAGAATATATAAATTCAGGAATGTCTGCTGATAAGGCGGCTCAAAAGGCTAAAGAAGATTATATTGAAACATTGAAGTCTCGTTTAGAATATGAAAATACAGATTATCAATTAGCAATAGATAATCGTAAAAAACTAGAGGAAGAATTGAAAGACAGGGGACTTTTTACAATACTGACCTCATGGAAACGCACAAATAACGTCATTAGAGATGAGATAGATGTTGCAACTAAAGCTGCGGCTGGTAAAAAGGCTATTTCGTCAATAACAGAATCGTTAATAGAACAATTAAAAAATGTAAGTTTGACAGCTGATGAAAAAAAGAAAGAAGGGAATGGTGGAGAAACAAATTTATCAGCTGAAGAAAAACAGAGAAAAGAACGTATACGCATCCAACAAGAATATCAACAATCCGAACTTGATTTAATGGATGAAGGGTTAGGAAAAGAACTTGCAAAGATTCGCCTGAATTATACTAAACGCATTGCAGCTGTAAAGGGAAATACCCAAGAAGAGATTAAAACGAGGGAAAATCTGGCTGTCGCCATGGAAGATGAGCTCTCCGAAAAGATCTATACGTATAATCAAAATAAAGAGAAGATTAACTTACAAAACCGTTTGGAGGCTCTTTCTACTAATTCTAAAGAGGAATTGGATCAAAGGCTTAGCATCCAATTACAAGTAAACGAAATACTAAGAGATGCAGAGGTAAAAGCCGCAAAAAAATCTGGAGAAGATGTAGAAGCTGTCAAAAAGGAATATGATAAAAAAGCCTCTGACATTGCGGTAAAAAATGCTCTTGAAAGAATCGGCCTAATTGAAAAAAACACCACGAAGGAAACAAATATAGTCCAAAATTCAGCAGAAGATCAGCTTCGTACCGTCGAATTGCAATATCGGAAAGGTGAAATAAATGAAAAGAAATACCGCCAAAAGACATACGAAATAACCAGAGATTCTATTCAGGCACAATTAAAATTGCTTGAAGCCCAATTGAAGGCAGAGTTAGCCACTCTTGATCCTGCTGATACTAAAGCTGATGCCATAAGAGAAAAAATAGAAAAAGTAAGGTCCGAGATTAGAAAACTAAATATGGAATTGGAGGACCGAGAATACGAAAATGAGGAGGATAAAAGGCAAGATTGGGCTGATAAATTTATAAGTTCCATGTCTAATATGAGGAATGTAACAGAAGAATATTTGGGAGAAACTGCCAATCTATTTAGTTCGTTCTATAATGTCATTGGTATATTGACAGAGCAATTTGCAAAAACAGGCGATTTTTCTCTTTCCAAATGGTGGGAAGATTTAGACCCTACGGAAAGAGCATCAGTGATATTACAAGCTTATGGTGAACTCTTTAATGGAATAACCTCTATTGTGACATCTGCCTTTGATGCTCGCATTGAGCAGATAGAAGAAGAGCAGGAAAAGAATGAAGAAGCTGGTGAAGAAGAGAAAGAACGTATTGAAGATCTAGTTAATAGCGGAGTTATAACTAAGGAAGAAGGTGAATCGAGAAAGAGAGCGGCAGAAGTTAGAACCAAACAAAAGCACGATGAACTGGAAAAGCAAAAAGCTGACTTGGAACAAAAGCAGGCCAAGTGGCAAAAGGCTAATTCTATTATTCAGACGACTATTGCTACCTCTCAGGCTATAATGAAGGCTTTGGCAGAGGCCGGGCCTTTCGCCGGCCCTATTCTTACGGCTGTAATCGGAGCTATGGGAGCCGCTCAAGTAGCTATAATTGCCTCACAGCCGATACCTAAATACGCAAATGGGACTGATAATCATCCCGGAGGATTGGCTATTGTTGGTGATGGAGGTAGACAGGAAGTGATTGAAACAGATAATGGTGCTTACATTACTCCGTCCGTTCCCACATTAGTAGATCTCCCCAAAAGAGCAAAGGTTATTCCGGATCTTATAGATTACCGAAAAATGGTTCTTCATTCCGATGCATTAATGCTAGATCGACAAATGAGAAATGGGAACAGTGGAGAACCTGTCATTGTCAATGTAAACAATGACTATAAAAATCTAGAACGAAAAATGGACGTGAGTAATCAAGGGATATCAAACCTGAATAAGACATTGCGAAAGATGGCCCGTTCCGCAGAGTATCGTTATCTTGATAGTAAATTATAATAAATCAACACCATGTTATACAATGATTTAGATAAAATCCCTTTAGATATATTCATAGATGTATTTACAGGAGACAACAGCAAACTTATTATAGAGGGAAAACATTCAAACGAAGAGCTTTCTGAGCAAGCAGAAAGTCTTATCATTGAATATACAGAGATAATTGGAGGAGTATCTTTATTATCCGAAATGTCCCGGAAGAGCAGCCTCATTAATCTTCATATTAAAATAGAATATATGAAGGTTCTAGAAGTAATGATTGCTAA